GCTCACCGCGGAACGGCGCCGGCAGGCCGCTGTCCTCCGACCGCTGACGATCCAGGGCCGCCGTGACGCTCTCCTTGATGCGGTTGTCCAAATCGCCGTTCGTCTGCTGAGCGGCCACCTGCGAATTGCGCGCCGCGGCGCCGGCATACACCAGACCGCCGATGCTGGCCGCGCCGCCACCGACGTTCAGCAGGGTCAGCACCAGCCACCGCAGCTCGGCCGTGTCAGCGCCGTTGATCGTGAGCAGCACGAAGCCGGCCACCAGAGCGACCAGCGCCGTACTGGCAAACACCCACGCGCCTGTTGGGACGTTCTTCAGGTCCACTTTCCCCCTCATCCCCACACCCCTTTCAACGGGTGTTGCCCCACCCTACGGGCAAGGTCTGACAGTTCTACGACTCCCGGACCCAGGTGACCGAGAAGTAGGTATTCACCACGTCCGCGGTGTTCAGCGCGCCGCCGGAGTCCTGAAAGCCGAAGATCTCCAGGTAGTCCGTTGAGCCGTTCACCTCATACTCGCGTACCAGCACCGTCGACACACCCGATGCTGACGTGGCCGCCTTAATCTCGCCGTAGTTCGCGGTGCCGCCGTTCTTCTTGGCCAGCGTCGACCGCCGCCCGGTCGCGTTGCCCGCCCAGTGGAGGAGCGCCTTCACCTCGACCCAGCCGGCCCGTAGCGGCGTGATCCGGGAGGTATTCGACGAGGTGGAATGCCAGCCGTGCGTGTCCTTCACCTCCGTGTCCCAGGTCAACGGGGTGGTCACGGAGTTGTTGAGCACCGATTGCACGACCGTGTTGGTGACGATGCACAGCGGCCGCTCCGGTCCGCCGGCAAGCGCCCGATTCATGTCCGCCGCCGTGATGATCTGCCCGCCCGCAACTGGCATCAGAGGCCGTACCTTCCCGGGGTCGCAATGTGGATCTCTTCGCCGGCGGCGAGAGACTTGACCACGCCGTTAATGGATCTCGTCACCGTGGCCGCCTGATCCAGCGCACCAGACACCAACGCGGCCGCACCCATCGCCGTGACCCGGATCCGCTCACCCGCGATCATCACGTCATACGGCAGGCCCGCCGTCGCCCACGACTCGAAGTCGACATCCGCGGTCCGGAAGGTCAACGCCGTGGCCACCGAGTTGACCGCCGTCTTGAGAGTCGTCGACGCGCAGTCGAACCGCTGGGCAGCGTCGTCGTAGGCGCCCACCTGGGCGAACACCGCACCGGGAACGCAGGTGAACGTGACCTTGCGGCGCTTACGCTGGGCGAACTCCCGGATCCCGATCACCAGCAGATCCAGGGTGTCGTACCGGAAACCGGTGATGGTGATCCGGTCTCCGATATCCACAGCCGATACCGTGCCCGCGATCCCGGGCGTTCCGTCCAGGTCGAACGTGACCTCAGGGAACCGGGCGCCGGGCAGCGACCCATGAGCCAGCTCCCAGCCCGCGATCAGGGGCAGGGTCGCCTCATCCGCCACGTTGACCGTCAGACCGGCCTTACGCTCCCCGATGCCGTTCGGCGCCGGCTGGACGGACATATCACCGGACGCCAGCGCCGCGGTCGCCTCACCGCCGTCCCGCTGAGTCACGGTCACCCGGTTGGCCACACCCACGTAGTCATAGCGCTCACGGAACGGCGGGGCGATGTCGGCCGGATAGGCGAACGTCACCGGGGTCTGCCGGTATAGCTCAACCCGGGTGCGCATCTCGATCGCCCGCAGCGTCCGATGGTCGTAGATCAGGCACCGGTCGGTGTCCGCGATCTCCTGCAGATGATCAATCAGGGTGGCCGGCCGTTGCCGACCCATCGGCATCGTGTCCGCGGCCGCGCCGACGAGAGAGAAACCCACCCCTTCCTCATCCAGCAGCCGATCCGCGCGGTCCGCGGCGAGCTCGTCGACATAGCCGTCGAACGCCCGACGGGCGGCGTAGCTGAGCAAGTCGTCGGTTCCGCCGGTCACGCCGTACACGTGCGAGATCAACGCGTCGTTCATCCACGCGTTGCCGTTCATGGTCCAGGTGACCAGCCGTCCCAGCGTCCCGGCGAACGTGCCGCTTGTACCCCACGGGGTGGTCTGCCCTTGCACGTACCAGGCGAACTCCGCGGTAACCGTGCCCGCGCTGGCCGTGGCCTTCATCCGGAACGTGACCCACTGATCCGGTCGACCGAAGTCCGGGGCATAGCCAACCAGGGTCTCTTCCAGCAGGGCGCCGGTGGAGTCGACCACCCGGAACCGGTAAGAGTCCTGGTTCACGTCGACGGTCCACCGGTAGCCGTTGCTCGTGCGCCAACTCAGCACCTGCAGATAGGTGACGGTCGTCGGCAGGATCGGTAGCTTCATCGACCAAGCCACCTGCCACCCGGCCGTCGTCGATGCGTTGGTCAGGAAGGTCCCGTCCACCCGGGATGTGTTGTCCGCCTCCGTGATCTTGATCGTGCTGGCCGCACCGTCCGGGAAGTCATCGTTGCCGAACGCCATCAGGCGCGCCGTCGCAGGCAGGCCGCCGGCCACCGTGTTAGACAACTGGGTGGCTTCCCGACCCTCTTCCATAGGCCAGTGACCCACCAGGGTCGACAGCCGGGAGATGGCCCGATACATCGGGGAGCGCAGCGGTTCCGTCCATGAGCCGATCCGGGCCAGCACCCCGTCCGCCCGGAAGTCGCACCATTGCCGGCCGCGGCGCGGTGGCCCCAGCTTGAAATCCTCCGTACGGTCCGGTGCGTAAACGGCCGCCTCGCCGAACGCGCGGATCGATCCGTCGACGGTTACCCGGGTCGGCAGAGCGCGACCCACCTTGCCGTAGAGGGGGGACATCGGGTTGTCCGGCACCCACTTGCCCGTTGGGTCTTCGAACTGCCATTCGATCGTCGACGGTTTGATGTCGCCGAACTGGGTGAGGCCTCGGGCAATCTGCGTGTTGGACGGTTCGTGCACCTCCGTCGTGACAGCCTGCCACGCCCCGTCGTAGTAGACCTCGTGCGTGACGGTGTGCGTGGCCATCAGCGGGCCACCCGGAGACCCAGTTCCCTCGGGTCGCCGTTACGGGTGATCATCGCCATCCGGATGATCTCGACCAGTGCGTCACCCAACTGCGAGCCGTCGCCCCTGATCACTATCTCGCCACCGCGGCCGCCGCCGGTCGCCGACACCTTCTCGCCGGCCATCGCCCGGATCAGCACTTCCTCACCCGGGAAGCCCGGCACGGTGCCGCCGGCATGGAAGGTCGGCAGGTTCGGCACGCTGATCGAGTTCCCGCCGATGCCCGGGATCCAGTCCGGCACCGACCATGACAGCCGGCCGATGGTCGAATTCCAGGCCCGGGCGATGGCGTTGAACGCCGCCCGGTACGGTCGGGAAATGTAGTCTGCGACCTTCGCGAACGCGGACCCCACCCAGCCCGGGATCTTCTTCAGGAAGTCCCACGTGTTCGACGCCGCATCCCGGACCCACTTCCACGACGCGCGCCAGGCACGGCTGAACCAGTCCGTCTTCGTGGCGATGAGCACGATCGCCGCGACCAGCAGCACGATACCGCCGATGATCCACGTAATCGGCGACGCCAACAGCGCCGTGTTCATCGCCCACTGGCGGACCGCGCCCACCTTGTCAGCCGCCGCCTTGGCCAGCGTGGCGACCTTGAGGTTGTTGGTCGCGAACACCGCGAGGTCCATCAGACCGGTGAAGCCCATCACGATCCCGCCGACGCGCTCCATCTCCGCGCCGAACTGGCCGATCGGGTTGTCCTCGCCGAAAGCCAGCGTGAGCGCGCCACCCACGTCCCCGATGCCGCCAGAGAGCAGCGAGCTTTGCGAGGACAGGTAGTCGAACCGTTCCGCGACCTCGTTCGTCCCCTGCGTCACCCGGACGGTCATCTGCTCCGCGGACGCACCCACCCGGTCGAATGCCTGCTCCGCGCCGGCCGTCTCACCGGCAAAGGTGAGGGTCACTTGGTTGGCCATCAGGTCATCTCCAGCCCGGCCTCGCGGGCCAGCTCATGCAGACCATCGTTCATGATCTCCGTGATGCGGTCGCGACGCAGCTCTAACCCCCGGTAGACGTACCGGCCTTCCTTGCGGAACGGCCGCGGCGCCGGCCTGCCGGCTACCCGCCCCTGCCCGCCGAAGTCGAGCCACGGCGCGTGCGGCGCCCGCTTACCGCCCAGGCCGACGCGTGCCTCCCGCTGCGAGGACCGCGCCTTCAGCGACCCGACCGCCCGGCCTGTCTTACGGGGCATGACGCCCTGCGCGTAGTCGATCACCTCGTTGGACGCCTTGTTCAGCGCTACCCGCAACTGCTTCGGCAGGTTCGAGTCGGCAGTCTTCAGAGCGCGCTGCAGCTCACGGATGCCCTTGATGTTGATCTTCAGTCCGTCGGCCACGTCATCACCCCATCCTCGCCGCTTCGATCTCCTGCTCCGCCGCACGCCGGGAGTGGAACCGCGACCAGAGCAGGAATTCGTTGCCGTCCATCTCCTGACGCAACTGGCGGACGGTCATGCTCAGCCGGTCAGCCAGGAAGAATTCGAACTCCAGCTCCGGATCTTCCTCAAGCGCCAGCCACGCGACTTTTCCCGGCACCCTGCCGCAGCCCGGACAGATCGGCGATTCCCTCGCTGACCGCGGTCAGGTCACCCGCGGGCGCGTTCGCCGCCCACTCAGCGACTTCCTCTTCGGTCATCACCGGGTCGGTCATGCCGAGCGAGATCATCAGCGTGTCCCGCTCCTGCAAGGTCCGACTCTGATCCTGCACTTCCATGATCTGGTCACGGGTTAGCGCACGGATAGCTACCGTGCCGCCGTCCGGCAGAGTGGCCGATCCCCGGCCGGTACGCCGGGCCAGGATCTCGTCTCGGGTCAGGTTCGCCATAGGGGTGCTCCTAGGGTTGCGCGGTTGCGGCCACGACGCCGGAGACGGTGAAGTCTGCCGACCACGTGACCATGTCATCGTGCGGGTTGGTCTCTACGTACTTCTCCAAGACAGCGTTGAATGTGTCCAGTGGCTTGCCGGCCCCGGTGCCTTCCACCTTGCGGGTGACCACCACCACCGTTCCGACTAGGCTGTTGAGCGCGTTGCGCGGGCCGACGCTCACCGTGTTGTCGTACACGCCGCCACAGGTGAACTTGCCGTTGCGTAGGCCGCCCTCATTCAGTTCATCGTCGACGCCGTAGCCGGTGGTGTTGTGCACCGTAGCGCCGCGTTCCAGCGAGCTGGTCTTGGTGTACGGGCTGATGTCCTTCGTGGCCACCGTGATGATTGTCTTCTTGCCGTGCGAAGTGGTCATGATCAGACACCCTTCCCGAAAATGTCGATGTGGAAGATAGCCGCCAGGTACGGCGTACCGGCGTACGTGGCGGACGCATCCAGCTCACACCAGGCGACATGCACCGATTCGCAAGTCGTCCAGGCGTAGCCCTCTAAAACCTGCTTCACGCTCTTGACGCCGGAACCATCCACATACGCGGCGATGGTCTTGCGGGACACGCGCGCTTCCGGTTTGGCGACCAGAACGACAACCGCGAGATCTTCGTACTTGTCCTTGCCGCGGCCGTAGGTCTCGTCGAAGTTGATCCGGTCCGGCAGGGCCACGATCGCCGCCGGCGGGCTGATCCGTTCGACACCCCAGTCCGGCACCCGCAGGTCCGTGATCGTGTCCAGTGCCGCGCGGATCTCCTCCGACACGTCCTCCAGATCCATCAGCCGACCCTTCGGCGCCGGGACAGCCCGGCCAGCGTGGTCGCCACATCCGGGTCAAGCCTCGCCAGCAGACGCAGTTCCGACCCCTGATCCGGGGAGCCGGCCACGCCCAGCGGGCTGTCCCTGCGCGCACTCCATCGCGACAACTGCAGCCACACGGCGCCGGTCACCTGCGTAGGCGTGGCCGCCCAGCCCCAGCGCCCCGAGGACAGCGCGTTGAGCGCCGGGCTGCCCGGGGACGACGGGGTTGGCCAGGAAGACATACCGATACGTTCGTACGGTTTCCCGTCCGCCGCGGCGTTGTCGGGCAGCAGGACGGCGCCGGCCGCGGCGAACGCGGTGCCGTTGACCGTCAGGCCGGTAGCGTCCTGCAAGTCGTCGATCTCCAGCAGCCACAGCCCGGTAGTCGGGTCGTAGTACGGCGTCCGCCGGTACGTACGGACAACCGGGGCCGCGACGGACCCGAACTGCCGGTTGGTCTTGCGGTCGACCGCGCGGGATGCCGCCGTGATCCAGACAGCCAGTTGCACGTCATCGACGTTGTCGTTGATGCGCAAATAGCCCTTCGCCGCGGCGAGGGTCGTATAGTCCGGCGCCCAGGGCACAGCGGATCCCGCTCCCTACTCGTTGTCGTCCGCCGGCCGCCGGCCGGTGGTGTTCGTCGCGGGCGGACCGGAGATTCCCGGCGTACCGGCGACGGCCGGGTCGATCTCGCCCGGCGCCACCGACGGGTAGACGTAGTCGACGCCGGGGACCGCCGACTGCGGACGGGTGGCCAGCGGGCTGTCCCGCTGGTCCAGGGCCGGGCTGGGTTCGCCGATCTCCACGGTCTGCTGGTCATCGCCCAGCTTGGCGAAAACCTCTTCGCGCGTCATCCGCCGGCCACCGACGTTGGCCACGCCGTACCGCTCCAACTCCTGCCGCTCGCCTTCCGAGAGCTGAAACGTCTGGGCCGGCTGGTAGGCGCCGCGCGGCTGACCGGCCGCGGCGAGCTGGGCACGCAGCGCCGCGTTCTCCTCGCGAAGCTGGTCGCGCTCCGCGGCGATGCTCTCCTTGGTCTCCGACATGATCTCTCCTGATCTTCGGTCGATGTTTCACGTGGAACGTACGAGGGGCGGGACGTACCGGGCCGCCCGAAAATCGGTCCGGGCCGCCCCGCCGGTCCGGCTATACCGGGTCGTAGACCAGTTCGCGGACGCCGTTGAAGTCGGTCACGCCGAACGCCTTGTAGCCCCAGATGCCGATATCGACCCAGGCCACCCGCCATTCGAGGTTGATCTGCCGCGGCGCACTGGCCCACAGACAGACCTTGTCGGGGTCGAACATCCACGACGTGGCCGCGACGGATCCGGTTGCCGCGGTCGCCCAGGACGGGATCCACAGCTTGCCGTGCGCGTCGATCGAGGAGTATCCGTCGCTGGTCTGACCGTTCGTGTTAACCGGCCCCAACGTCGGGTAGAGCCGCCGGCCGGTGGTGTCCTTCGCCGCCACCATCGCCTTGTAGAGGTCGATCTGGGTGAACACCCGACGGAACCGGTCGCCACCGCGCACGTACTGCAGCGGCACCAGAGCCGACGAGATCGCCGCATCCAGCGCGCCGTCGACGGCCGCAGTCGTGATCGTGATGTCCGTGATCGATGCGGCCAGCGCGGTGAGCTGTGCCTGAACGTAGGCTTCCAACGCCTCGTAGTAGGCCCGAGTCATCTGCTTCCAGATCAGCCCGGACATCTGCGGGTTGCCGCCCTGATCGAGCGCCTCACGGAGAACCTCGACCTTGCCGGACACCGCGGACGGGGTCAGAGTCTGGGTGGTCGCGGAGAACGCACCCGGGGTCGGTTCCGTGCCGGACACGTGGTCAGCAACCAGGCCGGACGAGGCCGAGAACTTCGGGATGACGAACGGCGTAGCGTCGTCAAGGGTGCCCTTGAAAACGGCGTCGTACATGGGGAACTGGTAGTCCATCTGATCGACGTAGAGGTCCGGGCGGTTGCGGTTCGGGTTGAGCGCGGCCACGTTGGCCGGAGTCACCGCGAACTGCTCCTGAAGGAAGCCTTCCGCGCGCTGCCGCGCGGCCATGTCACCGTCACGCCACCCGGCGATGATGTCGGTCGAGAAGTCGTGCGTACCGGCGCCCAGGTTGCCCCGACGGTCGAACCGGTACGGCTGCTCCTCCGTGACCTGCGCGGGACCGTGATGCGGCGACACCGGCGACGGGCCGCCGTTGGCCGCCGGCGGCTGGCCGGCAGCAAACGCCGCCTGCACCTGCGCGATGAACTCCGCGGACGGCGCCGGGGCGGGATTGGGGGCGGGCTGGCCCGGCGCCGGATCCGGGGCCGGCTGACCCGGCGGGACGGGCTGAGTCGCGGGTGCCAACTGCCGGGCGAACGTCGCACACGCGATGTTCGGAGCGTGGCGCTGACCGCAGTGGGTGCAGAACATCGGGTCTCCTGTCAGGCTCGCAGCGACTTTTGTCACGCGTGCGTCGTCGAATGCTGGCATGTAGGTGCTGCTGGTCTCTCGCCACGTGGCCCGGACAACTTCCCAAACGCCGGTCTGTTCGTTGAACTCCACGTCCCCGGACTCCGGGTCCAGGTCGAAATCGACGCCGACGGACAGCCCGGAATACAGGCCATGCTCGGCGTCGTAGAGGAGCTGGTCGCGTTCGTACTTCGCCGGGGATCCCTCCGGCCCGTCCAGAACGGCCAGCTCCACGATCGGCCCGTCCGGAGTGTCCTTGACCGAGCGGTGGAAGCCGACCGGGGTCATATGGTCTTTCAGGTGGGCCATGCGAGCCGGCTCGGAATACTCGAGACTGCCCGGCCGGAAGGCGTACTTCATGCCGTATTTGTTGGCCACCGCGTTGTAGGGCACGGCCAGCCCGGTGATCGTCCGGGCCGCCGTGTCGACCGTTGGCGCCGGAACGTCCGCCGCGGCGAAATCCTGCGCGGAGAACCGCATGACCGGCTCCCCGTCGAAATGCCGGCCGGACAGCGCGCGGGACTGCCCCGCCGCGGCCACGGGGGGAGCCGCGGCGGGTGCCGTTGGGGGCGGACCGGACAGCCCAGCCCACCCGCGGATTTCTGCAGCGTCCGTCACGCCCAACTCCTCCAGCGTCTTCCAATAGCCGGCCTGCGTGACCGGATCGGACTTCAGGTAATCGGTCAGGTCGAACCGGGTCAGTTGGCCGTAGCGGGTGACATCACCCATCGACAGCCGGTCCGTGATCGCCGCCATGTACGGCCCGTACACCCGGTTGATCTTGTCTTGCTTGCGGTCGACCGAGTTCTGGTAGGTGCGCGACGTGGTCGACACGCCCAGGTCTTCCGGGTCCACGCCCAGGCCGTTGGCGATGGCCAGGTTCACCCGCTCCTGCAGCTCTACCAGGGTCAGGTCTTTCGGGCTGGGCGCCGACACGTCCGCGCGCTTGACCGTCGACGGGATCCAGCCATACGGCCGGGTCTGACGCATCGCCCCGTACTCCGCCAGGAACGCGTCGATCTCGTCATCATCGAGACCGTCTTCCTCGGGGTTGTCTGCGTCCGTGAAGTACTCCCGCAGCGCCGGATTGTTCGCGTACATCTCCGTCAGCTTGTCGAGCTGCACAGCGATACGGACCGCGCGGGCCATGGCCTTCAGCACGCCCGGGTTGGGTGAGTCGAACCGGATCATAAGCTCGGTCGAGATCGGTTCCGGCTGGCCGCCGTCCACAGGCGCTATCCACACGTAGCGCCGGTCAGGCTTGCCGGTCCGCGGATCGTTGAGGCTGACACGGCCGGGGGCGATGCGCCGCACGCTGACCGGGTAACCCTCAAAGTCCTGGCCGGTCACCTGCCACCAGGCGATGCCCTCGAATGCCAGATCCTCGACCGTCATCGACATGTGCACGACGTTCGGAACGTCCGGATCGAACTGACGGAACAGCGGGCTGTTCAGGATTTCCGTACCGCGGTACAGGCGCAGCGGCAACGTCGAGATCTGCCCGCACAACTCGTTGCGGCCGCGCTGGACGGCCGGGACGGACAGGGCCAGCTCCCGAGAGACGGACGTATAGCTGCCCGCCTTGGCCGCCATGATCACCCGGTCGACCGGTTGGGGCGCGGTGTCGAACGTCATCGACGGCTGAAACTGCAACGGGATCGGCTGCGGTAACGACACGAGTTCGCGTGCGACCTGCGCAACCGCTGAGATCCACCCCATGGCAGGAGTGTACGGCCGACACGCCGTTTCACGTGAAACCTACGCGGGCGGTCCCATCCGGACGCCGCGCGACCGGTGCCGCGGGACGGGCATGGTGCGCGCCAGGTGAGCGGCGCCGGCCACCGCGTAGACCCCGTCGACGTTGCCGCCGCCGCGCCGGGTGAACACCCACGCGTTGCCCATCCACATCCGCTCTGCCCCGCCGACCTGAGCGTCGAGCATCTCCTGCCCGGAGTGGGCCAGTGTCCGCGCGGCCGCCTCCTTGTGCAGACCCATGCACACGGCCGTGGTCTCGCCGCGGATCTCCTCCACCCGGGTACGCCTCGGGGGCCACCCGCGCCGGCTGGCCAGACCGGCGGCGACCGCGGCCGCCGGCCCCGCGGGGAACCAACCCAGCACCCGGGGCTTGATCAGCTCGATGAGATCCGGCAGGTCGCGTTCCATGTCCTTGGCCGCGCGCTGGCCGGTCCACTCCATAACGGTCTCCACCCGCACCCGCCCGTCGTCGAGGACCGCGGCCGCGCCCAACGTCGCGTGCTGCCCGTCCGGTGACAGGTCAACGCAGCACGCCACCCGCAGGCCGGAGAGCACGCCCACGTCCAGGCAGTCCTCCCAGAGCTGCGGCGGGATGGCCGGATTCATCACCTTGACGCGCACGCACATGCGCTCCGTCTGGAAGCCGGCCAGCGCGTCGCCGCCCAGCCGCTTCGCCCGGCGTGCGCCGTTCAGCAACACTTCCAGGTCGAGGCCGTGGCCCACCCGCGGGTTGGCCTGCAGCAGCGCTTCCACGTCTTCCGGGTCAGCGTTGTCCGGCGCCGACCACTCCAGCAGCCCCAGCCGCGGATCGCCCTCGCCGGTCTCGATGAACTCTCGGGCAGCGTCCTGGAGATCATTCAGCACGATCGAGCGGCTGTCGCCCGCGTTGCTCAGCGCCCAGATCTGGGTGTCCCACGGCGAGCACGCCGGCTCCAGCGCATCCCACGCCTCATACGTCCGGTGCTGCCGGAGTTCGTCAGCCACCGCGCGGTTGATCGTCAGTGACCGCCCGCCCTCCGAATTCGACGCCGCGATGAGGTAGCGGTTTCCGTCGTACGTCCATGACTCCTGCTCGCCGTTGGTCTGCCGGATCCACTTGCGCCCGGGCGCGTGTTGATCATTCAGCGATGGCGTCTTGCGGACGAGGTTCACCGCCTTCAGCCATGACTCCTTGGCGTAGGAGAGCTTCGTCGACGTGCCGACGATCAGCGGGAAGCGCTTGCGGAACTGCCAGTAGACCGAGAGGACTACGGGCAGTTCCGTCTTGCCGTTCTGCCGGCTCACCATGAGGAGCAGGATGCGGAACCGCGGCCGACACAGGCAGTTCTCATGCACGCCGAGAGCCGGAGCGCACGTCGGACCGTCGAGCATCTCGCCGCCGTGGATCGCGGCGAACTCCTGCCACGGCAGGAGCGGGTGACCGATCTCCCGGGCGAAGTCGATCACCTCGAAGCCGTACGACGTGGCCGGAGTCAGCTCACGAAGAGGCGGAGTCCAGAGCCGCGGCTCGGCATAGCCGAGCATCGGGCGCGGCTGGTCGAGAATTGTCACAATCCGTGACGATCCGTGGCGGCGGGGAGAGGGATCGCGGACGGGGCGCGGGTGTCCGCGGCCACGGTTGCGGGAAAAAATCGGGGTCGGATTCTGTTGACTTTCACCATTTCGTCACCCCGCGGTTTGGTGGGTCGGATTTCCCGGACGGATCTCCCACTGCAAGGTTGCACGCTCGGCACGAGGCGACCAGATGATCTAGCCGGTCAGCCTGACACCCCGGGCACGCGGCCTTGCCATGGACGTGGTGTGCGTGGCCGCCGGCCAGCGGCGCCACCCCGGTGCACACCCGCGGGAGCCGGAGCTGGCAGAGGTACCCATCACGCAACAGCACCCGGGCGCGCGTGTTGCGCCATGCCCGGGTGCTGCCGCCTGTCCATCCCCTGCTCACCGTTTCACGTGAAACGTCAGTCGAGCGGGTTGCGGATCTGAACGCTAGTGATCGTGTGGTAGAGCTTGTACGGCCCCACCTGCGGTTCCGTGTAGTAGTAGTTGTTCAGGTTGTCCAGGCTGTACTGGGTGTTGGCTGCGAGATAGCCCATGTACTTCGAGCCCCCCCCACCGTTGCAGTTGGCCCAGTTGAACACCCGGATCGTGTACGCGGAGTACGCCGACGTGTTGCCGACCCGGTACATCAGCGAGGCACTGTTGTCGGCCACATTCGAACCGTTTGCCCAGGTGGCCCCACCGATGTTCAGGCAGCCGCCCTGCCCGATCACGTTGTTGAACGAGGTCTGCCAGCGGTTACCCGCAACCTCGGCACCGAGTCCGGTCCACTGGTAGAGCGAGAACGAGTTGTCAGCGGTCACGCCACCGAACGCAGCTTGTGCCGGGGTCGCGCCGGTCAGCGACAGACCAGCCGTCAGGACTAGGGCCGCCAGAGCAGCCATGATGCGGTTTTTCATGCGCTCAATTCCTCTTCTTCGGCTTGACGGCCTTAACCATCTTCTTGTCTCCGTACACAGGCTTCTGTGCCTTCATCGGCGGAGTCTTGGCCTGTGACGCCTTTTCGGTACGCGCAGGGTTCTCCTTGCCGCCGCGGTTCCACCAGGGCATCAGGTAAGGCCGATCGGCTTGACCACGATCGGCGCCGCGGTCATGACCATCGGGACCTCGATGCCGGCGGCGACCAGAGCGCGCTTAGCCCCGGCCTGGTCGAGGATCTCCCGCGGGGTGCCCTCCGAGAGCGTGAAGCTGTTGTACGTGCCCGGTGCGATCTCCCGGACCTGCTCCTTGAGACCGTCGACGATCTTCGCCAGCTTCCGGAGCTCCCGGGAGCGGTTGTCGTAGTCGGCCAGCAGCATTTCGATGCGGGTGCGCTTCTGCGCAGCGGTTTCGCGTGCCATGTGGATCTCTCCTCAGAGTTCGTCGCTTGGCGTGCCGGTGAGGTTTTCAGAAAACCCGAGTTTTTGCAACTAAGGGTGAGTAAGGAACTAACAGTAAGTAATAACGCGCGCGCGGGTGCGTAAGGGTCGGACGGTATGTGCCCCCAGAAGTGCCCTAGGGGTAGGGGGGTTGACAGGGATAGGGGGGTAGGTATACACGCGCGGAAGAACCAAGATGTTGATCATGTTGCGGGGGCACTTTCTGCATTGTCCCAGGTCAGCGCGGTTTGATCATGGCTGGTTTGATCTTGCGGGGGCACTTCTGCCCCGTGCATCTCCCCGAGACGTTGATTCCTCCAGGGGGCATCCGCCGGCCGCACTAGGACCGTGTCTGCCACGTGCAGGCCGTAGTAGCCGCGCTGCCCCCGTCGCTTCGATGCGGTCAGGCCGGCCTGTCGCGCCAGCTCATTGAATCGCTGAGAGCCGATGTCCTTGTGCCCGCTCCCCTGGTCGTACGCCTCCCACTGACGGAACGCCGACAGTAGAATCGTCCCCTTATTCCAGGTGTCGGGTTCGGGTGTGACATTCGAGTCAGGATCACCAATCCACCGGAGCACACGATTCGCTTTCTCGGCGAATTCCGAGTGAGCCAGATCGGCAGACTCGCCCCTGCTGAATTCACCAGCAGCCATGAGATCACGTAGCGCATAGACCGCGCGAACCGCAATCCCGGGTAGCTCGCTTGCCACGATCCGATCAGACAACGCCGGGTCCGGTTTCGTTGGTGCGTAAGGGAACGGGACAACCTCCCAGCGTCGGGTCCACCCACGCGACGAGTCCGACGACCCAGGCACGGCGTTGGCCGAGAAGATCGCCTTGCCCCAGAACTTGAAATAGAACTGGCGCTCATTCTTCCGCTCCCCCTTCATGCGGTCATCGCCGCACAGCTCCTTGATACGGGCCGTGTTGTGGATGAAAGTGGCGTCAATGTCGCCGCAGATGTTCGCCAATTTCCCGTGCAATTCCGCGGTCGAGAACCGGTTCTCCGACAGATCATGCAAGGGCTCTGCCGCGGTGTTCTCGTCGCCCAGGAGCGCCCGAACCACGTTCAGGTAGACGCCCTTGCCGTTGCCGCCGGTCCCGGTCAGCATGAACATGCGCTGCAGCGGGTTGCCCGACATGAGCAGATATCCCAGCACCTGCCACGCCCGGTCCCGATCGTCCTCGGGGACGGCCGACTCCAAGAACGCATCGAACATCGGGCAGGTGGCCGTCGGATCCCATTCCAGCGGTAGGCGCACCGTGGACATGAACTCCGGATGATGATCGACCAGCACCGGATCCGGGTCCGCCTGCCAGCGCACCATGCCGTTACCGAAGTTGAGCACCGACGACGCCGGTAGCACCTCGAAGCGCTCACACATCGTCCAGAGCACCTCGGACAGCGTGCGCAGGTGCGCCGGCCGGTACCGCTCACCCAGTAGCCGCACCGCCCGGCGCCGGACCTCAAGCCCCGTCATGTCCGGGCGCCACACGCCGTCCGCGTACACCCAGAACACGCCCTGCGCATCGACCATGAGCGGCCCCATATCCAGCACCGCATCCGCGGCACGGCCAGCCATTAGCCCGTAATCAGGATTGAAGAAACGAGCCCCCGGCGTCCACGTGCTCACCGGCGCCACGCGTCCTCACAGCCGACACGGCCGCAGGTGCAGCTCCATCTGATCCAAGTCAAGGTACGTTCCGCCCCGTCTACCTCGTACGTCATGGTTTCGATCAGCTCGACCGGCCGGTGACCCGACCAACCGGGCTCGAAGAGCACGAGCTGGCCAGTCATCGGCTTCATACCTCGTGACCGCCCTCAGCGTGCATCTCCGGATCGGAGCACCCGCCCGCACACGGATCGGATGGGACGTAGCGCGTGCCCTGAACCGACCAGCGATGCGGTCCGCCGTGGCAGGCCGGCAGCGCGCACCGATAGTTGCAGTCCAGAACTGCATTCATCGTGTCGCATCGCGCCCGGTAGCGCGTAGGCCGCTCCGTGCCCACCACCATCCAGCGTCCGTTCGGCGCCTTCATCACAGTCCGCCGCGCGCCGTAGATCATGCGCCGCACGTCCGGGTCCGTCGCGACGGGCGCCAACGCGTACGCCATCGCCATCGCCCAGGACGCAAACGTCCGCGCGCCCTCGTACACCATAGTGACCATTATGTTGTAATCCCTACTCTCCGTTATATCCGCACAACCCACAGACATGGGTGAACGGGTGATACTGATTCGGGCACTCATCAGGGGCAAACATCTTGTCGAGCGCGCGACCGGCCCGGCGGGCGTCCTCGGCGCGGCGCCGCGCCACCCGGGCATCCCGGGCCGGGTCCGGCGCCGGCCGGACCACCACCGGTGGTGGCATCAGGCACTTGCCGTATGGCACACACGGGGCGCAGATCTCCACCAGTCCCGGCTCTATCGCCCGGCCGCAATCCACCAGGCCGCCGCCCTCTGCCGTCATCGCTGCGGCCGGGATCGGGTGCGACGGATACCCAGCCGGATCTGGGCGTCCCGCATCTCCTGCACTTCCCACTCCCACAGCAGCACCGGGCCACGCTCGCCCTCGCTCGACTTGACCTCGTACCGGGTGAGGTAGCCGCCCTCGATCAGCCGGTCCACCGTGCGCTCCGAGCAGTTCAACAGGTCTGCCGCGCGCTGCCGAGTCATCGGCAGGAGGCTGCGGTTCTCAATGTCTGTCATGCCTCTAGTATGACATCCGTGTCTACTCAGTGCAATTTTTTGTCTAGGGAGTTGCCATGGATGCCGCTCTGGCCGCATAGTGTTCCGCATGACAGCACCCGAACTCACACCCATCAGCACCGCGACCGGCGACCAGATCCGATGCCACTCCCTGAAGGAAGCCGGATACGGCGAGCGTTGGCGCTGCACCCGCGAAGAGGGGCACGAACTGCCGCACGAGGCCTCCGGCGCCCAGGGCACCGTTTACACCCGGTGGGTCGACTGGTCCACCGACAAATTCAGCAACGGAGAGCCCGTCGCTCCGGTCACCATCCCCACCCCGTCGCGACCGGCCCGCATCGCCGCGCTGCACATGGCCGGGCTGTTCCTCGCCGAACACACCGACCTACCCATGCCGGAGCAGGTCACCATGTCGACATGGGACGTTCCCCTGCCGCGCCTACAGGCACTCGCCCAGGCCTACGACACACACATCGTCAAGCACAACTCATCACAATGGATCGAGATCACCGTCGGACTGGAGACCTTGCACGGCATCGCCATCCGCTATATCGCGTTCGGCAAGCCCGAATGAGCCGGCTCGGAGAGTTCCTCAGCGGGAAGATCAGCGACCGGATCCGCGGCGGCGACCTGCCCAAGAACGTTCAGGTGACCGGACCGCGGGCGGATGCCGACGATCGGCCCAGCGCCAAAGCCGTCCGCAGCGCCAAAGGCCAAGGCCTCGGCAAGGGCGCCACCCGCGCCCGGAACGGAGACAAGAAGTGAGTTCCGCTCAGATCTCGCGGTGCACGTGGTGCGTGAAATACGACCTGCCGTGCGGCGACCTCACCCACGACAACGTGCTGGCCCGGTACGTGCCCCTGATGGAATCGAGCAACCTGTCCGTCGGGCAGATCACAGACGCCGTACCCGTCGTGCCCGGTGAGCCCGTCGTCCGCCAGTCCCACCCGGCGGAGCGCTACGAGCAGGCGCGGCGCCGCGCGGACCGGATCTCCGCCGTCGCGCTGGTCGTCCTGTTCCTAGTCGCCGCGATCGTGATCCTGTTCCTCGGGCTGGCCGCGACCTACTTCGAGCCGCCGGCCAGTTGGGGCACCACCCCGTCAACCATCCCGTCGACCATCCCGACACCGACACCCTAACCACCAGACACGGATCGGCCCGGCCACGGAGCACCCCCGGCCGGGCCGATCGTCGTGCGGGGGGACTGCCTACCCCCGCACCATCCCTAGCGTCCGGGTGGCGGAACCGGAGCTAGGGCAGTCTCGATGCGAGCGATACCAGCCTCAAGCCGATCGATCCGGTTAGCCAGATCCTCAAGCTGCGCGTCATCGTTGGCAGTGCGCCGCTCGACCGCGGTAATCAGGCCGCCCAATGAGTAGTCACGCGGGCCGGGATCGGCGTCGCCGGTCACTACCTTGCGGATCTCCGCGGAGAGCCACTCCCTGTCCTTGTCGGTGAGCGCCACCAGATCCTCCAAATGCCAGGAGACCGTCGAGGCCTCGCGTGTCGGCTCGTAACTCGCACTGAAGTGCCCGTGCTGGTCATGCGCGTTGGCGCCTGTGTAGTCGCGCTGACGCCACTGATTACCGGCCTCCCAGATCCGCCGGCGGTAGATGATGTACCGCAGCCGCTTTTCGGCGCCGGACCGGCATCGCCCCAGCAGGAACTGGACAACGCCTTCCATGGTCAGGCCCGGCGTCCGCAGGTCATCGTCCACATCGATGGCGTGGACCTCGTTGACCTTGTCGGCATCGCGGATCGGCACCCGCCCGGTCTCGTCCGGGTTGTGATCCGAGACCGTTACGGCGTGGGCATCGTCGCCCTTGCTTCCATCGCTTGTCCTATCACGGTCGGGCGCCACCTGATCGAACTCCCACCGCAGCCGTACCAGGCACGGGACCAGCACCCACTCAGCCATCAGCGCTCACCGCGGAACGGCGCCGGCAGGCCGCTGTCCTCCGACCGCTGACGATCCAGGGCCGCCGTGACGCTCTCCTTGATGCGGTTGTCCAAATCGCCGTTCGTCTGCTGAGCGGCCACCTGCGAATT